ATCATTTAATGTTCTTACCAATTGTATTTAAAGACAAAGATGGTGAGTATATTGAGCATCTCAATATAACACATATTACTAGAACATCATTTGTTAATGCAATGAACCCAGATGCTGGGACTAAAATTCACCTTAGAACAGGAGAAGTATTAACTACTCCTGTCCCTATGGATCTTTTACAATCTGAAATAGATGAATGCTACAAATCAGCTGCTGCAATGATTATGTTTAATATACTAGCTGAAAAAGCTCAGATATCTAAAGTCCAGGAGACTGATATCCCTGTGAGGCAGCAACCTCCTTTAGATGAAGAACAGATGCTTTAGTTAGCTCAGCATTATTATTCCAATCAAAGTTATATACCTTCCAGTCATTATCATTATTGTCATTATCACTTGATGATATTAAAGTTAGACCCGGTAATAGATCTAATACATAGTAATAATAGTCATAACCATTTTGGCTCTCACTATCCAAGACTTCTACTCTATCAAAGCCCAAGTTAATTAATTCTTGTTCTGTCATTTTTCTGTCATTGTTTCCATAAACACAACGTGATTTAGTACTTCAAATGCATATGTATGGTTTAAATTACTATATGCTTTATTATTCTTTGAATAAATCCCGTGCTCTTTAATTCTTAAATCTCTCAAATTCTTAACTGTTAATGTAACTATATAGAAGTTATCCTTGTCCTCTGATCTCATCATCTCTATTACATTCTGCAACTCTGTTGTTGTAATATAATTGTACTTCTTTAGTAACATTAGCTCAGCCATATATACAAATGGCCGGAACTCATCTTTCTTAGTTCCCTTGTGATACATATACCACAGATAGTTTAGATTACCATCTACACCATCTGTAATATTATAATGCTCCTCAGCAATTGCTGCAACTAGTTTTTTAGTTTCTTGTGATTCCATTTTAAAATATATATCTAATAGTGTTCCAGGGGATGATGGCATCATGTAGCTCCGTAAATTGTTTAATGTAACTAGATTTACATCCCTGTGCATACCTAATGTTTTCTCCTCCATACTGGGAAGTCTTTCTCTCTTGTATATCCGGCCTCCATAATAACTCTTCACCCATGATCTTATTTTTCTCATTATACTCATGTTTATCTTTGTTATGTGTAAGAAATATTACTTCAGCTTTTACTTCATCAAAATCCCAATAATGATGCTTAGCTCCTGAATTTATAAATTGAAATAGTGCACTATACTGTCCTAACCAATCATCATGAACTATTACAGGGCTAAAGTTTAAATGTACTTCATAACCAGATTCTAAAAATAATCTAACTGCAGATAATCTTTCATATATAGTTGAAGTATTTGGCTCTAGTATTTTTCTATAATCTTCAGGCATCAGACTAAATCTTATTCTTACTTTACTATGAGGATCAAACTTAAGTAAGTCTTTATTAACATACTTAGTAGCAAATGAACCCATAGCAAGTGGATGATCTCTAAAGAATTCAAAGATAGTTTCCCAATCATGATATTTAGCATGCAAAGCAAAGTCTTCATTACAAGAGATATCATAAGTAATATAATCTGGATGTGTTTGATTAGGTTTCTCTACATCAGCAAACCAGACATGTGAATTAATCTCTGTCAGGATATCCATAGTATTAGTTGCTACAGACAGTCCTTCTGGCTTATGTCTTTTCATGTAGCAATAACTACAGTTATACAAACAGCCAAAACCAAAAGAAGGAGCAATGAAATCAGTGCTCCTTCCACTTGGTCTTATTTTGAATGTTTTCCGCGTAACTTTTTCTATCACTTATTTCTAAAGTTAATATAAGCATGCGCATTCTTATTAGAGTCAAATAACTTTACATTACCGTCATTGTCCTCTACAAATTTCCATTTGGCAAACAGATATAAAAACCTAGTCTTGTATTGCACTGCAAACTTGGTTTCATTATAAATACCTGCTTTTACCATTAATACTCTGTGTCCCTTCCTTTCCTCTCCTTTTCTTAAAATAATCATATGTGTTGGTTTATTTGGTTACTTGTCTAGTTTAATTTGATTCTCATCTAGTATCTCATAAAACTTATCTCTAATTCTTTCTACCATCTTCCACTCTTCCTCACTAAGTTCTTCATACTTCCACAGTGTTCTTAACTCCTGAGAAATATCCCATAAAGCTAAGTACATCTTGCTACCTTGTATAGCAAAGTCAAACTCTGCTTGGTCTTCAGGTAGATTAAATATCATTTTAATTTTTGCCATTGTGTTATTTATTTTTTTCTTCCAATTCTAGTAGCATAGATTCTTTTTCTTTCTTCTTCTGAAAAAACCCTCCCTTTTAATTTACTTGGTTTTCCCTTTGCCACAATTGATAATTTTAACTTGTGCTCACTTGATAGTGCTTTTCCTTTTTTAGACTCACTTATTTTTCTTTTTGATTCAGTAGAATGTTTACCAGTAAATCCAGTTCTTGATTTTCCTTTGTTACTAATTGATATTTTTTTCTTTGTCTCTTCAGAATGTTTGTAATTTTTTCTTTTATTAATTCTACCTTTATTAGCAATACTAATCTTTATTTTAGTTTTTTCAGACAATGGTCCAGACTTCTCAGTAGTAGAGACATACTTGCAGTTTAAACCACTTTCAACAGCATTGTAAAATTCCTGCCAATATCTTTCTCTCTCATTTAATACTTCAATACAACACTCTTCTATTATTAGAAACTTATGGTTATCAACACCATGTTTAAGTAATGAATTATAAAGCTTTGGTTGGTCAATACAATCTAAAGAAAAATAATGTAACCATCTAACTTCAATTTTAATAGACTGCCCTATATAAAATTTATTAGATGGGGAGACTATACCATATATTCCACAAGTAACATTCATATTTATATTTATATAAGTTATAAATATAATTATTTTTTTCTAAACTTTACTCTTACTTTCATTGTTCTTGTTGTTTAAGGTTTTACATTTCTATTTAGTTAATGTGGCAATTTTTACCCCTTATTCTTTATTGATTTGTTCTTGTTGTTTAGTTAATTACGACTCTTTTGAACATATATTCCTGTAAAGAAACCTAAAGTCCAAACTATTATTGCTGTTACTGCTGTCATTGTTCTTGTTGTTTTTCTTCCCAATATCCTTCAAAGGTTTGCCAATTTTCTTTAGCAATACCTTTACCTTCAAATCTACCTGCTTGATGTGCTACATCCCAAGTTTCTTTATGTTGATTTATTTCCATTTCTTTGGCTTGTTCAATTAGTAAATCTAATTGTTCCCATTTTATTTTACAAGATCCCGGGTCACCAAATGATTCTAATTCTTTAACTAACCATTCTACTGCTGTTTGTTTCATAATTTTTCAATTTCTTGTTTAACTTCTTCCCAATAGTCATAAAATGTATCCGCATCTTCTTCTAGAATAGGTAAGTCCATTTCTAAAATTTCATCAACTGCAATTAAGGCACATTGTTTGGCGTTATACTCATCAGTAATGTAACCATCCACATCATCCCATTGCTGCGTTGGGGCAACAAACTTCCTAAATAGTTCTTGTGCTTTTTCTTTTGGTGTCATATATTAGCTTATAGATTTAAAATTTGTCAAGTTTTTTAATCCTGAAAGTTGACATTACTCTGGTAGAGATATACCCATAATATCATTAAGCTGTTTCCATATAGCTTCAGAATTATCTCCCCAGTACATATCACATTTAAAACTTGTATCAGTTTTTTCATATGGTGGTTCTAGAAAGTATGCTTGCCAATGTTCATCAGGCTTTGCAGTAAATCTTTTACACTTTTCTTTTACAGGACATTCAAATCCATGACATTTAGTTATATCTGGCATGCTTTTAATTTTTTTCTAAATTACTACTTTTTCTTGAATCTCTATAATCAATAATAAATCCAATTGCAACTATAATGTTCATTCCCAGTGACATAAGTATCTCATGAATGTCCTCATACACGTTTAGTGAAAGGTGTATGTGACCTACCATCCAAAATGGTATGGACAAGTTTTGGCTTATCCATACCAATAGATATTTTATAAAGTGTTTCACTGCTTAACTACAATATCATAAACCGCCTTGCTATTAGCCATAGAAAATTCATATATTTCTGCGCTGCAAGTTTTATCATTGAGTCTTATTCTTACTATACCCGCATCTTTAAAGTCCTTTAAAAATGCACTATCAGAGGCAATATCATCCATTATAAATACAGTCTTCCTATCTTCTGTAACAGTACCAGTAAGTGTATGTTTGTGATACTCTCCGCTGACATTAAATGATACATCAACATCTATGTTATCATCACATACATATACACCACTGATATAAAAAGAAATACCATTATAATTTTCTAGCTTCAGAAATGCACTAGTATTATTGGTAGCATATCCTATAACATAGGGTGGATCAAAACCATTATTTACTCTTGAATATTTCCACTGTGATAATGCTGTTGTTGTAACTAAACTTATAAAAATTAACAATAAACTTTTCATATTTACTCTTTTTTTGGTTTTTTAATTTGTTCTTTAACTTCAGACTGATTCTTCTTCAGAATCTT